AAGAGTTAGCGTGTACTGGTGGTGCTTGTGAGCTAGTTTAACAAAGTGCTAATATGCGTAGCTATACTACGCAAACAGACACAAATGTAAACCAAAGCCCTATAGAGAGATTCTATAGGGCTTTTTTGTTTTACTCTCCCCTAAAGGAGTTTCTTATTTCTATTTGTTCTTCTTCAGTTAAAGAATCCATAAAGTCGCTTACAATAAATGTTGCAGCTTTCTCTCTTAAAGCATCACTTTTGAACTTAGTTTTCTCAAAAGCAAGTAGCTTATTCACAGCTTTAGGATTGTGAGCCATCTTAGCTAATAACACAGGAGCTGTTAAGATAGCACCTGCCGTCAGAGCAGCAACAGGGCCACCTACAAAGAAACTACCGGCTGTTGCTAATGCACCATATTCTTTGGCCCGCAGCATAAGAGTTCCGAAGTTGCTCTCTGGTTTTTTAGAAGCCTCTGACATTAGATTAAAGATTTGTTTAACTCTTCCATAATCTTCACCAACAACCGCTTTTAGCCTAGCTGCTTGAGACGGCTTAGAAAATTGTTTTGATAACTTTGCATAATTATCAATTTCAAAAGCCTCGTCTTGCAGCTCAGGAATAAGGTTTTTAAGAAACGCTTGTTTAACAGCTTGTTTAGCATCGGCAGCAGAAACATAACCCACCGCAGCTACGCCAGTGCCCTCTTTCTCAAGTTGTTTGTAAGCCTCGTCAATGCTTTTCATAAAGTTGTTGACTTTGCTGACGTTAGTTTGTGAAACCAGCATCTTCCCTAATTCGTCATAGTTACCTTTTTCAGCGTTCTTTATAAATCCCTTGTTAATATCAGGAAGTAAACCACTGCGGCCCTCTTTATAAGCTGCTTTTAATGCAGCATACTCCTCCGCTACTTTAGGATCAGCTTGCTTTAAAGTATTAATAAAAGAATCTTTTAAAATATCAGTAAGTTCCCCTAACTCTCTATCCGCTATTGTGTTATAGTTGGAAGAGTTAATATCTCCAAAGTTGCGTATCTGAGCAGATATTTGCTTGTCTATTTTTAGAAGAGCATTTGCAGATATATTACCTAGCTCCAGTGGCCCTTTTATTAACTCGTTGACATAGTTGATTGTGTCTTTATCTAAAAGAATGTTGGTTTTCTTTTTTAAGACTTCTTTACCGTCTTTGAGTACTGTTCCTGTAGCTACCTCGCTGTTGTCTTTTAAGTATTGTTTAAGACGTTTCTTAATGCCTGTAGTGTTGACCATGTTGTTTTTAACAGATTGGGATATGCCGTCTAAACCAGTGCCGTAAGAAGCACTCAAGGCTTTTTTACCTTCGTTAATAATGTCAAACATGGCTTCACCGAGCCTAGCAGGATCATCCCCTAAAGTATAATCAACTTTATTAGCTATGTCGTTTAAAGAATCTTTTACCGCTTGGTTAACTTTAATAGCATTTTCTGCTGTTGCCTGTCCTGAGAGTAGACCAGCGTTTGCAAACCTTTCTCCTAGAACATCTAACGCTGTTGCTTGACCAGTTTGGAAACGCGTTAAGCTAGCTCCTTTCTCTTGAAGAAGTTGCTGAGAAGCTCTCAAGGATTCTAAACTACCTACTTCTGCTCCTTGTTTAGCTGTCTTAATTAAATCTGCTGCTACTTCTTTAGGTGTAAAACCAAGAGCTGCCTTAGTTGCAAAGTATCCGGGTTTTAAAACATATTTTCCTATTCCTATAGTGGCTATATCAAAACCAGCAGACATAAGAGCTTCGTTAGTTGCGTCTGCAAAATCTAACTCCTCTCCTTCAAAAACATCAGACATCAGAGAACCACCAGCAGAGCCAAAAGCGCCTCCTACGATACCACCGGCTATCATACCTACTGGCCCTAGTGGAGCAAGCGCAGCAGCTCCTGCTAAACTACCAGCAAGTCCTACAGGAAGCTCCATGTTGCTCTTCAAAAACCCACCAACACTTTCAAGCATGGACGGGTCTTCTGGTATAGTTTCTGCTTGGGGTTTCTGGAAGTCTGAAAGACTAGCCTTGCCTTGTGCTATAAGCTCGTCTTGAATTTCAGAGTCTGTGACGTTCTCTGGAACACCAGACAGCGTAACTTTTAAACCGCTAGGTAATACATAAGTCACATTGTTCATTGCTCTCTTGCTCCCCAGACCACAACATTTTCTGTAGGTTCTTTATTTTCATATTGAGCATTTACGAAGTCTTTATACTGTTTCTTAGTGATGTCGTCCTGTAGCAAAAACTCTTGTCTTGCTGCTCTTCTTTCCATTTCTTTTTTATATGCCTGCAATTGAGCTAAATTGACTTTTTGAGATTTCTTTAAAGATTCTACCATCTCATTAGCGGCTTTGCGTTCCCCTTCTGTTGGGTTAGCTCCAAAAGCTCTTAATTTTTGAATCATCTTGTTCTTGACCAAGTACTCAAATTCACCTACATCGCCAGCCGTTATACCAAGAAAATCAGTAAGTGCTTTAGCAAATACAGGTTTAAAACCACCAGTATCTATTTTATCTACAATATCAATCAGCCTGTCTGAGGTGTATATTGCCTCTTGTGCTTCCGAGAAGCCTTTTAAAGCGTCTGTCTGTAGTTGAGCAAAACCTTTCCCTACAGTTTTACCAGTTGATGTGGAGATTTCTCTTGCTTTGCGTTCTTCTGGGGTTTCTCCAGAATCTCCAACAACAGTAACAGCAGTCGTAGGCTCTGCTGGAGCACCGGGAGTTAAAGGAGAAAACACACTTTTTGGAGCGGCTCCTTCGGAATCAGGATCAAGTGATTGAGTGACGTAATATAAATTATCAGCTTCATCTTTTACTAGCTTAGTGCCGCCAAATTGGTTTTTAGTACTGCCTACTTTTTCTTTAAAATCTTTCCAGTTATCTGCTGTAATTAACGGGGTAGCTCCTTTTGCTGCCTCTGCAAAAGAAGGGTAGTTTGTCTCAAGGTATTTAATCAAAGCTTCCTGTTGACCCACATTTAAAAGTTGTTTCTGTTTCTCTTGTTGCAACTGCTTAATCTTAGCCGCAGTTTGAGCAGCACCAGCCAAGTCACCTTGAATCTGCTGAAGTTTAGCAAGTGTTGTTAAGCCATCAACGCTTCCTAAGTCAAGTTTAGACACTGCTTCTTGCATTCTTTCTTGATTAGATGGCGCACCTTGACGAGCAATTTGTCCAAGACCACTAGCCAGTCCTTGAGCTTGTTGAGCACCGAACATACCAGCAAATCCTGGCGTGCCCGCTATAGGCTGCATAGGTTGTTGAGTACTGCTAATACCTGTTAATAATCCTACTAAATCATTAGCCATTATTTTTATCCTCCAAACCCTAGTTTGCTTAATAAAGTACCGAAAAGCCCGCCTTCGTTACCTAACTGAACACCTAACTCAGCAGCTCTTAGTTTATCAGCAGTAGAAGTTTGTTGTCCAAGTAATCCTTGAAGCAACGCAGATTGTTGTCCAAGCCTTAATTGATTAGCAAGTTGTTCAGCTTGTAATCTACTTTCAAGTCCGCCTAGTTCTGCTTGAGTACCGAATTGAGTACCTGATCTACGACCAATGTCAGCAAAACCTGCTGGAATCTGTGATGCAGAAAGCATAGACAACGCTTGTTGTTGTGGCTGATAAGAAGCACCCATCAATCCGGTAGCACCTGCCAGAGCTTGTTGTTGTTCTGCTAGAGCTTGCTGACGAGCGCCTAAGCTAGCTCTACCCATAGCTTCTTGGCGAGCAGTTTCTTGTGCAAGCAACTCAGGTGAAGAACCGCCATAAGCAGCAGAAGAAATACCCATACGACCTTGAGAAAGCATACGCTCTTCCAGAGCCAGACGCTGACGTTCCTCTTCAGGCATCTGTGTGGCTCTTATTTGCTCGTATATGGACTGTTGCTGTGCTGCTGGGTCTAACCCTACCTGTCCAAATAAACCCGCTGCTTGGCCCTGTAATTGCTGTTGTAGAGCCTGTTGCTCAGGAGAGAGCTGAATACCAAAGCCTCCCTCTGGAGTAGTGCTAACACCACCCAGCGTGCTTGTGACGGTATACGGTTTAAACTGAGTACCTTCACGAGCCTGTTGAGCAAGAGCTGCCGCGCCTTCCTGCGCTTGTCTACCCATTTGTTGAACATTTTGGATGTTTTCTTGACCTAAATAATATTGACCACCTGTTCTAAAAAGATCACTAAGACCTCCTCCAGTAAGATAGTCCATAAATCCGCCAGTAGATGCATCAGCCATTAGTAAGATCCTCCAGTAATTGTACCAGCCGTTAGTGTACCTGTGACATTCACGGTAGCGGCTGTAACAGTACCTGTGAAGGTTGGGTTTGCTTTGTCTGCTTTAGTAGCGCTGGCAGTAGCAATGTTATCAAATTCACTATTAATTTCTGTTCCTTTAACAATTTTAGCTGGGTCACCAGAAGGAAGAGAATCCTTAGAAGCAAAGTTGGTTGTCTTTATGTAATTCGACATTAGATAAGTCTCCCTAATAGAGCGTGTATGTCAATTTTTTGAATGGAAAAAGAAGAGTCATTAATCTCAGCTTCGATACCGATAGTAACTACTTCGCCGTTGCCGCTGGTGTTAACGCGAGGAGTGTTGATTAAGACAGCAGCTACATATTCAGCATCTGTGTTATACTCGCTAATACCGTATTCCGCTAAGTTACTAGAACCAAACAAGAAAGTTTGTTTAGTAAAAGCAGAAGTATAATCGTAACCCCAGTTTAATGTAGCAGGTGTGTTCTGCCCGCCGATAATAGTAATGTTGAACTTCTTTAAAAACTTTAAATTAGATGCGTTACCAAAATCCATTGGGTTACTGAAATAACGCATTTGATATTTAATTGTTCCGTCTATGTATCCTTGGTGTTCAACAATACCACTAGATATACCAAATAATATAGTACCATCTTCTCGCCTTGTCATAGACAACGGGTTCAATGCAGACCACGTTGTAACTCTGTGTGATCCATCTTCTAAAGGAGTCCTCATATCAAAACAGTAAACAATAGAACTATTAGGAAGTGTTAATAAATAGAAAGCTTCTTCAGGACTGTATAGCGATTTAATAGGATATGCTTGATCAGGCAACAAAGAAATTAAATCATTACGAACATTCTTGCTAATGTCACGCATTGGCATAGACTTTTCTTGAATGATTCGCATTAAACTCCTAACGCCTGTGTCAGAGAGGAAAAGCAAATCTGTTCCTGTATTCTGCACAGAGTCTCTGGCAACACAACCTATACCAACAATTGTATCTGACAACTGCATAGTAGCTGGTGAGCTAGCCCCTGAGTATACAAGAATAGTACGACGACCAAAGATGATTAAGAAGTCGTTGTGTGACGCTAGTGCTACAACGTCATCGTTATTGTTGGGCCATACAGTTGTTAGATTAATGCTGCCTGATGAGCCTCCATTAAACTGAACACCAAGCAACAAGTCACTCCATTGTACAGTGTGGGTGTTGCCTGTAGTGTCTGCAATCCACAACCTACCGTAAGCAGCTAGTGCTTCGTTAGCATACAGAGGAGTTCCTGTAGAGTGTCCATGATCAGAGAAGGTTTCAAGAACTGGTGAGCCTTCGTGATCTGTAAAAACCAATGGTTCATGGTCGCGTTGAAAGAAGTAAGCGTGGTCGTTCTGACACACTACTTTCCAGTTATTGCCAGTAGGAGTGTAACCAACAGGAGTAATGTCAACTAAAGTGTCTGTGCCTAAGAATATTTTATTATTACCAGCAGAAAAAACCCTAACATCACCGCTAGTGTCTTTACACTCAGCAATCATTTCAATGCCACGAGAAGTTCCTAATACACTAGCTCCATTAGTGGAAACTGTTGTGTAACCTTTTCGAGCGCCAATACGACCTAGTTTGTCAATAACACAGTTGTCTGCAACAGAAGCAAAAGAAGGATCAAGACCAATAGGTGAGTCTTGCGTATTTAAACCCATGAAGCCCGGCGCAGATACTGTGATGTTCTGTAATTGTGCTGCCATTATACAGTAGTCCAGATAGTCTCTTCAGGATGTTGTGACGCATCAATAGCAATAGCGTCAGCCAGTGTGTTATCTGCCAATGCAAACAACTCTCCTGCGCTAGTGCCGCCAGTTTCACCACGCTCTCTAGCAGCTAAAGCTGTTGCAATTTGAATAACAGGAGAAGAAGGAACGGTTAGTTTATCTGTGTCTGCTTCAAGGTCTGCTTTACGTAACACAACGTTAAAACGTAGTTCATACACGCCATCAGGCTTAGGGTAAATATCAATACCGTTATCGCCATCATCATCTACACCGTTAAAGCTGTAGAAGTGTGGTGGGCCAGTAGGAGCATCTTCAACAAGATAAGCATTATTCATCCAAGTTGATCCACGATATTGCATAAACCAATTAGAAGTGTCGTTAATGACATCTAATACTTTCATTCGATTTTGTGAACCGTTTAGAACATAGTTAAAAGCAGTATCTGAAGTTGTAACAGTTAAAGTTGTGCGTAAAGCCGTCCAGTCCCAAGCATCTTCAACACTTCGTTTAGCGTCGTTAACAAACTCTCCAACAAGGCGTGAGTAACTGTTTTGATCAACAGAGGTTACTTCTTCCTCACGCAATCTACGTAATACTCTGTTTACAATTTGTAAATATGTCATTAGTAAGGAAACCTCTTTAATAATTCAGCGCTTGTTAACATTCCTTGGCTTTCGTTTTCTAACGCTTTTTGTTGTAGAAACTGAGCTAGTGGATCAGTCCGCTGTGGTTGATACGATGTTAGTTGTGGAGCTGCAACATCTGTGTAGTTTAATAATTTCTGTGTGTCTTCTACTTTTGTTTTCATTTTCCATAAATCACTAAACAAACCGTCAGTAGTTCTAGTAGCCGCTGCACCGGGAGCACCTGCAGCTCCAGTGGCGCCTGTTTCGCCTTGTACTCCTTGCTCACCAGCATCACCTTTTTCGCCAACAGCACCAGCAGCACCAGCAGCACCAGCAGCACCAGTGTCGCCTTTAGCGCCTATAGCACCAGTGTCGCCTTTAGCGCCTATAGCACCAGTGTCGCCTTTAGCTCCTATAGCACCAGTGTCGCCTTTAGCTCCTATAGCACCAGTGTCGCCTTTATCGCCTTTAGCACCATCTATACCGTCTAGACCATCTAGACCGTCTAGTCCGTCTAGTCCGTCTAATCCGTCTAGTCCGTCTAGTCCGTCTATACCGTCTACACCGTCTAAACCATCTATACCGTCTATACCGTCTAGACCATCTATACCGTCTAAACCATCTACACCATCTATGCCGTCTACACCATCTATGCCGTCTACACCGTCTGTACCATCTACACCAGCAGCGCCAGTAAAATCTTCAGCAGTTGTAAAATCTTTAAACAACTCGTATATTTCACTAGTTGTTGGTTTTTCTTCTTCTCCAGTTGGTGTTGCTTCAGGCTGTTCAGCTAACACATCTTTCATTGTAACTTCAGGTTCTTCTTGAATAGGGCCATAGACATCTTCGTATGAAGTGCCAGAACGTAGCTCATCAACAAATTTACCACCCATTTTAATATAATCGTCTATGGGTAACTCACCTGCTAACACTGCTTCATAAACTTGTTTAAGCACTATATCTTCTTCTTCAACACCGCCTTCAGCTGTAGTAGTGTCGGCACCTGTTAACATTCCATCTCCACCAGCGGCAGCAGCATCCTCAGCAGCTTTAGCGGCAGCAGCATCCTCAGCAGCTTTAGCGGCAGCAGCATCCTCAGCAGCTTTAGCGGCAGCAGCATCCTCAGCAGCTTTAGCGGCAGCATCTTCTTCTAACGTAATTTCTTCAGAAGGTACTTCAGGAATGTCACTTTCTTGCTCGTACTCAGCTTGAGGAGGTTGCGTACCTGTTACATCAACTTGTTCACCGCCCTCGTCAGTGACGACTGCTTCTCTTTCTTGTTTTATACGAGCTTCTTCAGCTAGTCGATCTGCTTCTGCTTGCTCCGCTGCTACTCTAGCTGCTTCTGCTTCGTTTGCTAATGCTTGTTGTCTAGCTGCTTCAGCCTGTGCCTCTTTAGCTAATCTTTCTTGTTCTAAAGCTGCTGCTGCATTTTCTTCAGCAAGTGCTGTTTCAGCTGCTATTCTAGCTTCTTCTGCTGCTCTATCTGCTGCTTCTTGAGCTGCTATTCTAGCTTGCTCTGCGGCGTCTGCTGCTGCTTTGTTAGCTGCCTCTTGTTCTGCTGCTACTCTAGCGGCTTCTTCTTCAACACGTTGTGTTTCAGCTTCTTCAGCGGCTACTCTAGCTGCTTCTTGTTCTTGAGCCACTCTTGCTTCTTCAGCTGCTATCCTAGCTGTCTCAGCTTCAGCTGCTTTAGCTTGCTCTGCTGCTACACGTTCTTGTTCAGCTACTGCTGCTTCTTGAGCTACACGCTGACGTTCAGCTTCCGCTGCTGCGGCTGCTCTAGCTTCTTCTGCTACCCTAGCTGCTTCAACTTGTTTAGCTTCTTCAGCCGCTGCTGCCTCTGCTGCTACACGTTGACGTTCAGCTTCTTCAGCTGCTTCTTTGGCTTCTCTCTCAGCTTCTAAAGCTTTAGCGGCATCTGCTTCGTCACGAGCGCGCTGCTCTGCTTCTGCTTGTTTGCGTGCTGCTTCGGCTTGTGCTTGTTCTGCTGCTACTCTAGCGGCTTCTGCGGCTGCTCTAGCTGTCTCAGCATCTGCTGCTGCTTTAGCTTGTGCAGCTTCTTCAGCGGCTTGTTTAGCCTGTTCTGCTGCCGCTGCTTCTTGAGCTTTAGCAGCTTCTTCAGCTGCCTTAGCATTTGCTTCAGCTTCTGCTTTGGCTTTAGCAGCTTCAGTAGCTAATCGAGCATCTTCAGTTTTCTTTTCTTCTATGTCTAAATAGGATGTACGAAGTGTGTCTAAAGCTTCATAAGCAGCGTCTACGCTTCCAGTGTTTTCATAAGCGTCTACAGCTTTTTGACTCCAATTAAGAATCATGCCTTCTGGAACACCAGCTTTCTGTGCTGCTTCCATTGATGCTGTTAACTCTGGGAAAGCATTTTTAGTAGCTGCTCCCAACACATCGCCTAGGTCTGTTCTGCCAGTAGCAAGCCCTGTAATATCTGATAACGGTATGCCAAACATTTCAGGAGCTACAGAAGCTGCTGCTAACGTGCTTTCATATAATGCCTGTGCTTGAGCACCAGATGTTATAGAACCCGCTGCAAAAGCCTTATCAACAGCAGCGTCTGCGGCTGCTTGGGCTTCAGCCAGTGATTTTCCTTCAAGCGCTCCAGATATATCTAAACCAGCTCCAACAAGAGTAAGAACGTCAGCAGGGCTTAAGCTCATGCCAGAAATTGCTTTTAACCCAGCAACAATAGCACTTCCACCGGGAAAGAAAGAAGCTCCAATAGTTAATATAGGATTAGACAGCGCTTTCTCCATGTTTGACAATGGCGGTATATACTGCGTAGAGTATGTGCCCGGCGCGCCTCCAATAACCCACTGACCTTCAGGATCTTTCTTACCTGTTTCTTCTTTCAAGACGTTTGTACCAGCGCCTTGCATTCCTGTGCCTAGTGTTAAGTAATAAGTCTTACCATCAATTTCTTTAGACAGAGGAATATTATTTTCTTCTAAATAAGTAGTAAGACGTTCTTGAGCAGCGCCACCAGCAGCAGGATTAAATGCCTGTAAACCTGAAGCAGCTCTTTCAGGGTTTCTGTAAGCATTCTGCATGTTGTAAATAACAGTGTTAGTGGAAACAGCGTCTTTAATTTCTCCGTATTCTTTAGCGTAATTAGCTAAAGCTTCTTCTGGAGAGTCATACTTACCAGCTTCTCCATACGTAGTTTCTTGTTGACCGCCTAATAAAACTAAATTCTCACGAACTCTAGGAGGAAGCTGTGTATTGTCTACTATTTCTTTAACATTGTCTGGTAAGTTAGCGTATGCTTCTTCGTAAGCTGTTTTCTTTTCTTCTTCAGGCAGCGCTAAAACATTCTGTGTTTCTTTTAAAGTAGTGGGGAAAGTAAACCCAGCTTCCTCATCAGCAAAAGAATCTGCAAATGGATCAGCATTGAAGTCTACAATTTCTTCACGAGCAGGTGCAGTTTTGACAGGCTGTTTGGTAACAGTATTTTGTAGAGAAGCTACATACGCGTCTAGCTCTGCCCTCTCTGAAGGCAGGATGTTAGCTCTAAAGTAATCAAAACCTCTTGAACCTAATGGTGGTATTCTGCTGATGTCTAAAGCCATAGTTATTTTCTCATCTGCATTATTTTATCAACTCCACGTATACCAAAACTGGAACTAATAGCTATAAACAATAAATATTGATACCACTCGGGCAGCTTCTCTAACGCTTCAAAACCTGTAGAGACTCTTGCAATGATTGTTACATCGTTAGCTGCAATAGCATAACCAACCATAAACACTGGAATAGCTAACACAATAGTCCAGAACTCGTCTTTCCAGCTCTGGCCTGATGCATCTGCCATCTTACTTTCCCAGTCAGCATCGTTCTGTATAACTGACATCTTAGCCTGAT